CGTGAGACGATCATCAAGCCTTCTGACGAATCAGAGTACGGTGAAGAGCAAGTCGAACAGATTCGAGTTCTGAAGCCTGGCGAGTATCAGATTCACCAACGCGACAAAAAGGGTGACTTCCGCATCGTTGACGAAGGCACCACCAGCCTGCAAGAAATCCCATTCGCTGTTGCCTATTCCAACCGTTTTAACACGATGGAATCACGGCCACCGCTGGAGGACATCGCAGAGCTAAACCTCAAGGCGTATCAGGTCCAATCTGACCTTGACAACCAGCTACATATCAGCGCCGTGCCGATGCTGGCGTTTTATGGCTTCCCGTCATCTGCTGAAGAGGTATCAGCAGGCCCAGGCGAGGCGTTGGCATTCCCTGCTGAAGGTCGAGCAGAGTACATCGAGCCTGACGGTAAGTCATACGAGGCACAATTCAAACGCCTTGACCAGATCGCCTCTCAAATCAATGAACTCGGCCTGTCCGCTGTGCTCGGTCAAAAGCTATCAGCTGAAACCGCAGAGGCGAAGCGCATCGACCGCAGCCAAGGTGACAGCACAATGATGGTCATCGCGCAGAACATGCAAGACGCCATCGACAACTGCTTGCAGTTTCACGCGCAGTTCTTAGGTGAGTCTCAAGCTGGCAGCGCGATGATCAACCGCGACTTCCTTGGCACCCGCCTTGAACCGCAAGAGATTCAAGCGCTGCTGCAGCTTTACACCGCAGGCACCATCACACAGGAAACGTTGCTCACTCAACTCGCTGAGGGTGAGATCCTTGGCGATGACTTTGACGTTGAGGAGGAGCTGGAAGCCACGCAAAACGGCGGCTTAATCGAGATGCAGCAATCCGAACCGCAGCCAGGGGCATGATGAGCCTTTGGCTGCTGTCGGTTCTCTTTATGATTGGGTCATGGCTCAATCGATTGATGGCTAAGCCTGAAGACAAGACGCAGCAGCAAGAGCCAGAAGGAAACCGACTAATTTATGTCTACAATCAAAAGCTGCCGGAAGAGATATTTGCGATCGTTCGGCTGACTTGGTATAGAGAGGGAAAGGCTCATCGCGTTGATGAAGTGTGCCTAATCAAGGAAGACGATTTATACACTGATTTTTCGGTTGTACTGGCTGAGGCTTTAGACGCTGGCGCTGACATCACAATCAAGACATCGCTTGATTCCGAGGTGTTAGGCATTCAGGAGGTTGCATGACTTTACCTCCAAACCTGTCAACAATCTTCCGTAATGCGATTGACCTGAATCGCTACAGCAACAGCGTCGCGCGTAGGATCATTAATCAATACAACGACATCATCATCGATTCCGTTAACCAGTTGCAGGCGATTGATGAGTTAGCAGCGCCTGTGAAGGCGGCTAGGTTGCGCGGGATCTTGGCGCAGCTTAAGGAATCACTGGCAACCTGGGCTGGTGATAGTACCGAGATCACCGCAGCGGAACTGCAGGGCTTGGCAGAGTTGCAGTCGGAGTTTGTAGAAGATCAGCTCCGCAAGGCTTTACCTGCTGGCGCAAGGGACATGGTTCGCAACGTTGAGATTAGCCCGCAGTTTGCCCAGTCTGTTGTCGTCACTGACCCAACGCAGATCAACGTGGTGGCATTGTCAGATGACTTGTTCGCTGCTGTTGAGGGTGCTGCCGCTACTGGAGCACCGGCAACCTTCAGCTTGACTGCTCGGCAAGGTGCAACGATCACGCTGCCGAATGGCGAGGTAGTCACGAAGGCATTTCGTGGCTTGGCAGAATCACAGGCTGAACGCTTCAGTCAGGTTGTACGGCAAGGACTGCTAACGGGTGAGCCAACAGCAGACATTGCACGCAGATTGCGTGGCAGCCTTGAGTTTGGAGAAGAGGCTAAAACCGTCAAACAGCTTGCACTTGCTGGCGGCGACCTAACCAAAATCGCAAACCATCAAGTTGTCAGCATCGTCCGCACTAGCGTCAATCAAGTCGCTAACGAAGCATCAAACCGCGTTTATGAGGCGAACCAAGACATCACCAAGAAGTACAAATACGTCGCAACATTAGACAGTCGCACATCCGCAATCTGCCGTGCTCTTGATGGCAGAGTGTTTGAATACGGCAAAGGTCCCAAACCGCCTCAGCACTTTGGTTGCCGCTCAACGATTGTGCCAGAAATCGATTACGAAGGCTTGGGCTTTGAGCCACCGCGACCTGGCAAGCGTGCTGCTAAGGGTGGGATGGTTGATGCTGATACAAACTACGGGCAGTGGCTGCTAGATCAAGGCGCAGCACGTCAGCAGGAAGTGCTCGGCAGCAAAGCGCCATATTTCAGGATGCTGGCCCGTAAATATGGTGCCCGTGATGCAATGTCAAAGCTAGTCCGTGACGACGGCTCAGAACTAACATTGAAGCAGTTGCGAAGTAGGTACGGTGCCACTAAAGAAAGGTAAATCGCAACTTACAATCTCGCAAAACATTCGCAAGCTAATCAAGGAAGGTTACAGCAGGCAGCAGGCCGCGGCCATTGCTTATGCTGAAGCAGGCATCACTCGTAAACGCAAGCCAACCCGCAAGCGCGGCTAACATTAGGGCATCTGCTGTTTGGTCATGCCACGCTATTCAGGGCCTAAGAAGCCTCAAAAGCCAGCAACCAAAAAGGGAGGCAAAAAGAAGTGAAACGCGGTGATCGTGTTAGCTGGACCTACCAGGGCAAGCGCACTTTTGGGGTGATTACCAGCATTGGCGGCAAGCGAGCCACCATCAAAGGACCAAGCGGCGGCACCGTAACCCGTGTTGGTAGTGATGATGATCCGATTGTGCGGATTAAGTCCGAATCAACTGGCAATGCCGTACTAAAGAAGCGCTCTGAAGTGAAGGCAGCACCGAAGCGGCGATGAGCATCACGTATCGCGGTGAGACCTTTGCTGGGTACAACAAGCCCAAGCGGACGCCTAGTCACCCAACCAAGTCTCATGCGGTACTCGCCAAGGAAGGCGACAAAATTAAGCTGATCCGTTTTGGGCAGCAAGGCGTTTCAGGATCACCGCGACGCGAAGGTGAGTCAAAGGCGGCAAAAGCACGCCGGAGGTCATTCATGGCGCGTCATTCTAAAAACATCGCCAAGGGCAAGATGTCAGCAGCGTTCTGGGCTGCCAAGAGCAAGTGGAGCTAAAGTAAAATGGTAACCGCTTTAGCAAATTGGCTGCCCATCATTCGTATGTTCAAGTGGTCTGCCCTTGTTGCAACCAAGAGCGTATAGCGCGTAAAGATTTGGTTGCCAAAAAGAAAAGACTTGGCGAACAGCTGCTTTGTAAACCTTGTGCGCTAAAGACAAGACCAGTTACGTGGAAAAAGGACCCTTCTGAACTACGCAAAAATCAAGGTGCTTACAAATCTTTCATGCGTGCTAAGAGACGTGTAAAAGAGAATCATAAGAATGCTTACGGGCACGTTCGTTTTATGTTCGACACGTACGAACAATTTTTGCAAGAACTTGGTCCACGTCCAGAAGGGTTGACCTTAGATCGAATTGACCCAATGGGTGATTATGCACCTGGGAACGTCCGCTGGGCGACAATTGAAGAGCAAGCTAAAAATCGCAATCCAAAGCACACTTGGACGCCAAAACAGTGAATCAGTGATAACATTTGGTTGAAAACTTACCCTACGGGTTTTTCATGCCTGAAGAGCAGACACAAGAGCAAGCAGCGCCTAATGTTGCCAGCAACACAGAAACCGAAGCACTCAAAAGCAGCATCGAGGCTTTAGAACGTAAGAATTATGAGCTGATCAGCAAGCTCAAGAAAGCGAAGGCGGTGCCTGATGGTGTGGATGTGGAGGAACTCTTGGAGTTCAAGCGGCAAGCCGAGCAATCAAAGCTGGAGGCCGAGGGTAACTACACCGAAGCACGACAAGCTCTGGAGCAGCAGTTCCGTGAGGCGTCGGCGCAGAAGGACGAGCGCATCAAAGAGCTTGAAGCGAAAGTACGAGAACTTGAGCTGATTAGCCCTGCGGTGTCTGCCTTGGCTGACATCGTTCACGATCCTGACATGGTGCTCAAGACCAAGCTGTCGGCTGACAAAATCCAACGTGAAGCCGATGGCACGGTTGTAGTCGTTGACGGTTACGAGCGCACGCCTGTTGTTGATTGGGCGAAAAATAGCCTGCCTGCATGGATGCAGAAAGCGCCCAAGCCTCAAGGCAGCGGCGCACCTGTTGGCCGCGGTGGCGGCAGTGACATCCCAGCCGGAACAAAGAACCCCTTTGCTCCAGGGTCATTCAACCTGACCGAACAATCACGCTTGTTCCGCACTGATCGTGATTTGTACGATCGGATGAAAGCAGCGGCAGGGCGTTAATATAAAACTACGGCGAGGCTACGCTAAGCCATATCGGGTTACGCCCACCCTGTAAACCCTTTTGAGGATTTTAGTCATGGCGACCCTTCGCTCTGACATCATCGTCCCCGAGGTATTTACTCCTTATGTCATCGAGCAATCCACCCAGCGTGATGCCTTCTTGGCATCTGGTGTGGTGCAGCCAATGGCGGAGCTGAATGCCACTGAGGGCGGTGATTTTGTCAACGTTCCCTTTTACAAAGCAAACCTATCTGGTGACTTTGAAGTTCTGTCTGACAGCACTTCACTGACCCCCGGCAAGATCACTGCTGATCGCCAAACCGGCGTCATCCTGCACCGTGGTCGTGCTTTCGAGGCTCGTGATCTGGCTGCTCTTGCTGCTGGCTCCGACCCGATGGCCGCTATCGGCGCCAAGGTTGCCGAGTACGTTGCCAACCAACGCCAAAAGGATCTGCTGTCCTGCCTTGGCGGTGTCTTTGGTTCTTTGGGTTCTACCAGCTCTTCTGCTGCGTTCTTCCCTCTGACCATCGATGGTGAGTCTGGCGACACTCCTACCGTGCTGTCCCCTCGTCACGTTGCTGAGGCCAAGTCTCTGCTGGGTGATCAAGGCGAGAAGCTGACCGCCATGTGCGTTCACTCCAAGGTTTATTACGACCTGGTTGAGCGTCGTGCGATCGACTTCATCTATGACAACAACGGCGCTGGTGACGCCAATGCTGATTCCGGTTCCACCGCGAACGCATTCGGTCAAGTCAGCGTGCCGACCTTCATGGGTCTGCGCGTGATTGTCTCCGATGATGTGCAGACTGCTGGTAGCGGCTCAACCACTGAGTACGCCTCCTACTTCTTCACTCAAGGCGCTGTTGCTTCTGGTGAGCAACTGGCAATGCAGACCGAAACTGACCGGGACATCCTGGCCAAATCGGATGCAATGTCTCTCGACCTGCACTACTGCTACCACCCTGTCGGTAGCCGTTGGACTGCTTCCACTGTGAACCCAACCCGTTCAGAGCTGGAAACTGTCGGCAACTGGTCGAAGGTGTACGAAACCAAGAAC